CCTCCTGTAGAGCCTCCTGTAGAACCACCTGTAGAGCCTCCTGTAGAGCCACCTGTAGAGCCACCAGTGCTTGATCCACCAGTTCCCTTACCCAAAAGGTCAAGGTATCTCTGTAGGGCTGCAGTGGCGTTTAACCAACCAATTTCTGCTGCCTTGGCAGGATCAATGAGGGTACCTGAATAAGTAACAGGTGAACCAATTTGCTTAATGTAAGCAACTACTTCATCTACAGAAAGTTTCCATTTTTCCTGTAGTTTAATTATTTCAGTATCATCTAATTTGCCATCATTTACTACTTCAACAAATGATGCATATTGCTTGACCTGCTCTTCAGTCATACCCCATGACTTCATTAATTTCTTAATTTCAGCATCGCTGAGGAAGCCATCATTTAGATAATTATAGAAATCAAGATACTTGGCTGCTTGTTCTTTTGTGCTGCCCCAAGTTTTAGCAAGTTCAATTACTTCATCATCGCTAATCTTGCCGTCAGAAACTGCCTGGAATTGAATTAGATAGGCCTTGACTGCCTCAATAGGCATCTTCCAACCTACAGATAATGCCTTTATTTCAGCATCTGTAATCTTTTGATCACCAAGAACACGAAGAATATCTACATATCTTTCAGATAAATCATTGATGACTTTCTGATATTGGATTCTATCCTGAAGTGCCTTAAGTCTCTTTAATTCTTCAGAGTTATCCTTTTGCTTAATTAATAGTAATTCTGCTGCTCTAAAATTAATTGCTTCTTGTTCTGCAGACTCAAGAGTACTTGTTGGAACAATTCCTCCAACTTTAGCCTTACCTTTTCCAGGAACTTGCTGTAGTTTTTTAAGTCTTGCAAGAACTGCTGCTCTTTTTGCTTCTGCTGCAGCCTTTCTTTTTTCATCAGCCGCTTCTTTTGCTTGCATTTCTGCGAGGGCTTTAGCACGAGCCTTATCCTCAGCAGTCATGTTTGCAATGGCTGATTGCTCTTCTTTATACTTGTTAAGAGCCTTATCCATTGAATCGTTTAGTTTGTTTTGAGCAGCAATACGATTTTCTGCTGCTTGGGCTGCGGCACTTAAAGTTACTTTATCATTGCCAGTAATCTTTTTATGAATCCAGTCAAATATCTTTAATGCTGCAATAAGAACTGCTATTGCCTTCCAGTATTTTGCTACAAACTTAATAGCACCTACAATAGTTGCTTTAAGAGCCTTTAAAGAAGCATTTGCAACAAGCGCTGCTCCACTTAATCCCTTTAGGCTACCAGCAAGTATGGCATTTTGATAAGCCATTTTGGGAGCAACAATTAGATAGGCTTTAGAGGTTGCAACTAAATTAATTAGTCTTGTATTAAATTTCTTAAACGGACCAAGTGCATCTGTGGCTGCTTTGATTTGACCATCTCTAATAACTTTTGCAAGACCCTCTGCTGGTGCTTTTGCTGCAATTGTGGCAACAGTATTTGCAGCCTGTAACTTTGTATACGATTTAATTGCAAATCCAACAAATGCAATGGCCTTACCAATTCCATATATGGCAGCACCTAATTGAATATATCCTGCTACGCCAAGAGGAAGGACTTGATTGATTGCTCTAAGATAATCAAATATATTTCCTAAAGCCTTTACAAATTCTTTAATGTTAGCGGTAGCAGAAGTTAATGCTTCATCTATTCCGTTTCTATTTAATTCAAGCCAATATTCAAGTTCTGGAATAACGCTATTTGTAATAAATGTTACAAGATCAGTAAGAGCAGGAATTAGGGCATATCCAATTTTTTCTCTAAACTTCTCAGTTGCTACAGCAAGTTTTCCAAATGGGTCTTTATCTGCTAACTTTTTAGCGGCACCGCCATATGTCTTATCAAGATAGAGTAATGCAGCACCTAAATCTTCATTTTTAATTATACTATCATCTAATGCAGGAAATAATTTGTTAAGAGCAGCAAATTCTCCTTGAGTTGCTTTTTCAACTGCTTTTGTTACAGATTCTAATTCATTTCCAGAACCTGCTGCAGAGTCAATTGCAACACTCTGTAGAAGCATAGCATCAGTAGTACTTCCTGTTGCTATAAGTAATTTATTAAAACTTGGTATTAACTGATCTCCTTGGATGTTTGTTAATAACTCAGTTTTATCAATGTACTCGTTTACAGCAGCAATTTGAGCATCTGTAGCATTAATTGTATTCTTTAATGCATTTGTAAGAAGAACTTGCTCTTTAATGTCATCCTGAGCAGCCTTAACAGCATCTTTACCCAGTTTAACTGCAAAAGCAGCAGCACCTGCTGCAGCAATAGCAAATGCTCTTTTAGCCTTTTGAGCATACTTATCCATGTCTGATGCAAGGCGTTTGATATCCTTCTGTGCCTCTTTGCTACCTTTAGAAGAGTACTGGGATATTATTCGTGCGTATACTGCTCCTTGAGCCATTGATTACCCTCTCCTCATATCTAAATGTTTTTGTAATTTTGCCTTAGCATCATCCAATGCCTTAGAGACATTATTTAAAATTCTGTCTTTATGCATATCTACCGCTCTCCATACTAAACGAGAAGCGTTTCCTTCTTTTCTTTCCAAGTTACTTATAAAGTTACCGCTTTTATTTTTTCTACCTGCGACTTCATAAATAACACCTGCTGCTGATGTATTCTTTAATGCTCCAGCAGAGGTTGTGTAGTCTGCTCTTACCTTACCCTCAGCCTTTGAGGTGGATATTCCAGACTTTATAATGCTTTGATCCCATGCAGGCCAACCAGCGCCACCACGAGTACGAGGCTTGCGAGCAGGCTGGGTATTCCATCCACTAAGTGGCGGAGATCCAGCGACAAAGCCTTGTGCTTCTTTTTTAGCCATACGCAATTCAGAATTAATAACTTTGTTAAATTCTTTTACTGCATCTTTGTCAAATTGATCAAGATCTCTTAGTGTCTCTTTAACTCCAACCAACACTATTGTCTCTTGGCTCATTTTCTGCTCGCATCCTTGTTTTTCTCTTTTAGATAAATAACCATTGCTTCAAGTACACCATCAGGTGCTTCAAGCAAGTCAACTGGTGATATGCCAGTTTCCACAGAAATAACGGCTACAGTATATGTTAGGCTATCTCTGTGGATTCGGAATTTGGGTCAACCACCAACTCAACACTGTCAAGTGTGTCAAGGAAGGCATCTCCAAAAGGCTTTACTGCTTTGCCAGAGTCCTTTAAAGCACTCCACGCAAGGAAGTAAATGTGTTCCAATTTTTGGTCTTCGCTAAGTAGTTTAGCAAATCCCTTGTTGAACTTTTGTTCAAACTGGACAATTGATTTTGGACGCAATGGAAATACTCCATCAGTCCCATCAGTTGTCTTTATCTTTACATGTAATCCATCCATTATATTTTTACCCCTTCAAGGTTATGTTGTTGTTTTTGTAATCTCACCAGTTATTGGCCAGGTTACTACTGCTGTTGATAATTCTCCAACGGACGCTGATAATGGAGTCCATTCAGAAATTACCATATCAAAACGATATTGTGGATTGATTGGGCTTACAGCAGCATTCACAGGTCTAATTCTACATCTTAATGTAGTACCAATAAACGGATAGATTATTGCTTCTAATCCGCCTGCTGCATTTACGACAGTTTCAAAGTCTTGATTAAATTCAAATGTGACTTGATTCTGTCCTAATCCTGCAATCATTTTCCTATAAACATCGTTCATTTGTGTAGTCTCAATAAGTTCATGCGAAGTTGATAGGGTTATTCCAGTAACAAAATCTGAGATATCCCAGGTTGTTCCAGAACCAACTTCCTGTAACTGTACATAAGCATTTGTTAAGACTAAGACGCTCATATTATATTACGAAGTCGCCTTTGTGATGTTACCATTGACTGGCCAAGTAACAGAAACAGTAGCGAGTTCGCCAACTGCACCATTAAGTGGTGTCCACTCAGAAACTAACACATCAAATGTGTATGATGGATTGGTAGCAGAAGTTGCTCCACCATCTGGCTTTACGATAATTGTAATATCGTTCTGGCCTACCCATGTTGCTGCTGCATCGTTTACAGTTGCTTCCAACTCTGCTGCTGAGAAGTCCTGGTTAAACTCAATTGTTACTGAGTTATCCTTAAGACCACCAACACGAGTTCTTGCTCCTGATGAGGACATTGCAGTTGTTTCAACTGCGTCAACATTTTGATTAAGAGTTACGCTTGTGACATGATCAGAAAAATCTGTTCCGTCAATGCTGATAAACGCATTCGTCAAAACGATTGGTGTATATGCCATGATTATTTATCTCCTTCATTATTATCTATTTTAAAAACAGGAATTTGTGGCTCCTGTACTTCTTGGTTAAATTGTGGTGCTTGTGTTGCTTTTGGTGTCTGTACTGCTTTTTTGATAAGTCCTGCTGCAAGAAGTCTTTCAACTTTTCCTCCATTAGCAATTATATCATCTACGGTAAGTTTTTCACCATTAATCTTACCGCAAACTTTTTTATCTGTGGCAACTGTATATTCCATTTGTTCTCCTTAGCCCCAAATTGCGAGGTTATAACGATAAGATAGATATGTCTGATCGCCAGTGTTATAAGTACCACTTTCTGCACTTACAACTCTACAGGTTTTAACAGAACCATTCAGAGTTAAATCTGACTCAATGGCAGCCTTTATAGACTTAGAACCACCACCAGCCAAATACTCATCAAGTTTGTCTTGTCCCGCTCTCTCAGATATTCTCTGAACAATCACATAAACATCACAAGTTGCTGTGTCTAAGCCACGAGCCATGCTTGCGTCAAATGTGAAATCTAATTGACCCACAATAGCACATGGAGGAACAATAACATCTGGGATTGTATCGTAAACTCTCATTGTATTAATATTTTGTAGGTTCTTTTTTATTCCTTCTCTTACGGCACTTACACTATCAATCATTAGTATGCCAACCCCTTATTTCTTCTAAATGTCTTTAGTAACATTTCTACATCTGGGTCAAGTCTTGAATTTAATCTAACTGTACCCAATTCTACTGATCCAGCAATTCCAAAAGGTGATTGCTTTCTTACAAATAATCTTGATGCCTGAATCTTGCAGGCTAATTCTACTTCATATGGCACTTCTGGAAATCCAAATACTCCTTGAACTTTTACAGTTTGTGGAAAGAAATATGGAAATACATAAGATCCAATTGCTAATATTCTTGTCCAAGGCCACCCTTTATTTGGGTTATTTACTGGTTCATACATAATATCTAAAGGTGCTGTTGTTATATTCCAGACCTGGCTATATGACTGATCAAAATCTGGGTCACACGCTAATTGTGTTAATTGAACGATATCATCTGTTTCTACATACCAAGGGCTGTAAGCAGTATAGTATCTTGTTGCAGGACTTCCTACTGTACCCTCTTGATAAAAAAATCTCTGGCAATATTCATCAATCTGACGGCTTGCAGTCAAAATGGCAGCCTGAATAGCAGTATCATCATTGCTGTCTTCAATCTGTAAGGCATTTTTAACATCTGCCAAAGTCGTATAGACTGTATTTGATTGACTCATTTGCTCCTCTTCTCCAATTTAGGTAACATGGCTTTTTCTACTTTAGGTAGAGCAGTTGCTGTTTCCTTTTTAATTCTAAATATCTTCTTAAGTTTTTTCATATTCCCTCGTTTAAAAGGAACAGGCTAATAAGTCGGGGTAGCCTATTAGCCTGTCCTTCCTTAGATTACTCTAAGTATTGCACAGGATCAACCCTATGCAAATCTAACTTAGAATGTTGGTGCTACTAAGCCAGTACCTGTGATAACAGATGATGCTGCAGGATAACGACCAGCAGAGAATGCTGAGTATCCGTAAACAACTGACTTAACTGTGAGTGAGCCTGCACCAGTTGCATCAAATGACAATGCGAATGGTGAGCCTGCTTGCTCCCAGAGATGTAGTTCAGGTGCTGTGACGCAATAGATTTCGTCTTGATCAGTTCCTGCACCAGCATCAGTAACAACATTTGCATCTACGATGATAGGTAGACCCATCATTGTGTAGCCAGAGTTACCATAAGATGCGGCACCTGCACCAGTCGCAACTGCGTTCATTGGGCCGTTTAGGGCTGGAAGAACGAGTGGACGATCAGAACCATCAACTGCTGATAGCAAGAATGCCAAGCGGCGTGGGTGCATGATCCAGTGTGTTGGGTTCATGAATACGCCAGTTTGGATTGACTGATAAGCATCTGCCAACTTTGGATATAGGTTAGCAACAGATGGTGATGCCTCTGTATAAGTTACAGAGTTGATACCAGAAGTATTGCGTAGACCAAGAATCTGTCCTGATGCACCAGAACCATTTAGGATTTGGTTATCAAGAGTTGTGTGCCAAGCACGAATGAGATCCTGTACGACGAATGCATCTACGCCAGTTCCTCTTTCAATTACCTGCTTGGATAGATCTTGCTGACCTGCGATTGTACGCACATCAATAGTCAAGAGTGTATCATCTGCGTTTGTCTCAGATACTGCAGAGTTTTCAGAAGCCTGAACTGCTGCAGATGTACCTGTAGTCATACGAGAGATATTTAGTGTCATACCTGCTGCTGGAAGAGCATGTTTGTTGGTTGCAAAATCAGCAGTTGGACGACCTGCACGAGCATATGGTGCTGCGAGATCTACGAGGTACTGAGGAATGACGAGGCCTGCAAAGTTTGCAGTTCCAACATCACGACGCTCAATTGACTCTTCACGAGTGTGACGAGCAAGACGCTCTGATGCACCAAAGTCATTACGATACTGTGCATTGAATGCGTCAGCAATGAATGAGTTACCAGATTCTGGTGTATAGGTGCGTGGTTCGCTTACAATCTTTGTTGAAGCGGTTGTCTTTGGCATTGCTACATCTGCTACTGCCGCACGAACTTCTGCAACCTTAGCATCAGCATCTGCTTGTGCCTTGAACTTTTCAATCTTTGAATCCAATGAGCGTGATTCCTCAACAAGGGCATCAACCTTTGCTGACTCATCATTTGTAAGGTCTGTGCGATTCTCTGCAGCAACTGCTTCAAGAATTGCATCCATTTCTACCTTAACTGCATCACGGCGTTCAATTAGTTTGTCTAAATAAGACATTTTATTGTTCTCCTTATGTGAGTGTTTAAGTTATTTGAGGTGGTGGCGATGGATTTCACGACGCTTACAGGGTGTGATTTTCGCTCCGACTTCGCCTATCATTTCTGATAGGAATTATATATTATTTCTCTTTGCTTGTGCCAATCTTAGAGACATTCCTCTAATTGGTACATTTAATTGAGTTGTTGGAATTTCTCCAATTACCTTAGAACCTTCTCCAGGTGTATCTGTAATAATTTGAGTAATTGCAGATTCTTCTAATTCATCATCTTCTACATCTGTATATGGAGAATTCTCTTCTTCTATTTCTGCATTATTTCCAAGCAATGCAGACATTACTTCTACAGCCTTCATTACATATTCATGACCTTCTGTTAGATCTCCAAATATGCTTTCAAGTACTAATAGAGAGTCACCTGATATTTCTCTTCCTTCTTTTATTTGAGCAATGGCCTTCTTTAACTGTTCCCTCGCCTCTACGGAGGTTGCAGGATAAGCAGGATAGGTCACAATGGACACATCTCCATCAGCCAAAGATACTTCTGTAAGAGTTCTCTCAGTGCGGTCCTCATTCCATTTCTGACGGATGACACGAAATGCGAACGACATTTGATCAACATCACCACGAGCAACGAGAGTATGCAAGTCTCTTGCTTCTTGGGTATCTGCTAATTCTGC